ACAGGGTCAAAGAGTTCAGCTGCAAACTGAGTCGCAAGACCAGCACTCTCTAAGGTCTCTCTAGTTTTAATGCCCTTGCGCACTGTGCCTTGGAGATATTCCATATGCTCTGGGCTTGTAGCCCTAAGAAGAGTGTTTGCATAAGGCAGCATATCATCAGAGATATTATCTCTTGCCCTATAGCCGTCTTGAGGCTGATCTGGGAACGTAGAGACCTCGGACATATAGTCTACAAGCGGAGCGTACTTGTAGGCAAAACTAGCCTTAACACCTTGCGCAAACGAAACTTCCTCTTGAAAGTCTGTAGCAGTACCCGGAGCAATATCCCTGAGTGCGTTAAAGCCGTTTTCCATTACATGCTACCTTCTTGCTGTGACTCAAACCGAAGACGTTGTTCTTGGATGTATTTCATTCGATCTTCTATTGGGATGTCCTTTAGATCAATCTGCATTTGCCGGACAAACTCCATGCGGTCAGCATCAGACATATTATCAAGAATGCGTTTGGTCTCATTGTTTCGGATAACATCTCCAACTTCATTCTGAATGCTAAATGAAGCCCAGTAGTTCTGCCCACCTTCGCTTACTTGATTGCCATCAGCATCAGCAGAGTAGATTAATGGTTTAAGTTCATTGTTATCAACGTAGTAAGCATAGTATCTGTCAGTTGCTCCAGTTGGGTCTGGACGCAGATACACCCTGTTTTCACTTGATACCTTGGTTCTAAAACCAGTTGAGCTTACCTTTACTCCCCCTAAGTAAAACTCTTTTCCATCAATTGATATGTTTGAAATGGCAGAGTTGACCTTAGTTACAAAAGCCTGACGCGCATCTGGGTCAGGGATTGTCTTAGTCAAAGCAAATCTCGACTTGTTTAGCATTGGACTTGGAGACATCGGGTCAACGATGTGCTCCGAGTCTTCATAGTTCTTGTCAATGAGTTGGTCTATTCGCTTATGCACCTCATCAGCTTGAAGGCCATTACCAATCAAATACTCAGCAACAGGGATCATCTCCTTAATGACTGTTGGGTTATTCCCAATGCTTTTCAAGGTTGATAGATACTCGCCAACATTGTTGTAGTCATTACTCTTTGTAAAGAATGCTTCTTTTGCAGCCTTTCCTTCACGCTGGTTCTCAGCAATCCTAAGTGCAATCTCATTAATATTCCCACCTTCTACAGAGTAGATGCTAAGAATGTCATTAAGGCGTTCCTTTTGCACATTGCTTAAAGGTGCGCCCGGACCGCTTCCAAAGCGATCAATTACTACATCGCTGGATGATCCCGGTGCAAAGTCATTAGATAAACGCGCATACATCTCAATGTATGACTCTGGGTTATTAACATTTAATCCAGCAGCAAGCCTAGACAGAGGATCAATAAGGCCTTTTTCTGCCGCTGTAGCTCTATTAAAGCTAAGTGCAAGCTCCTGTTTTTCAGGTGACATTGTAGCGTATTCAGAAAGATCCATGCCCATCTTATCGAGCATTGCGTCCATGCTCTTTCTATCTTTAACGTCGAGCATATTGCCCTGACCCATGCTGATTCTGCTTACTTCTTGAGCAAGCTCACGCGCCTTGCGCTCATCCTCTTCTCTAGCTGCATATGTTGCCTCTAAAGAATTGATCTCATTGCTGACTGACTTTAAGTCTTCAGGATTGCTGACAGCATCTAGGATATACTTGCCAAACTGTTGAACCCCTGCTGGGAAGTTCTCCGCTGCACCCTCGCCTTTAAGCTGAACAAACTGCTGCAATTGATTTAGTGTCTGTGAGTTCATTCTTGGATAGACAGAAGCAAACTCTGTAATGAATCCACTTGCTCTTGCCTTATCTAGCTTAGATAGAAAGCCATCTACCTGACTTAACGTAAACCCGTCAGGCTTAATGTTAGAGCGCAATGATGCGGCTAATTTGGTGTAGTCTTCCTCAAGAAGAGAGCCAGAAGAAGCGGCCTCTAAAGCAAGGTTAAAGCCATCCATAATCTTTATGTTCTGACTAATCTGGCCTTTAACCTCTCCCTCTCTGTCTCGCACACCTCTAAGGGTTGAGTTCACAAACTCAAACGTATCAGAGTCCAGCTCAAAGAAACTAGAGTTGTTAAGCTCAACAACAAGCTGTCTCTGCTTGTCGTTTAGTTTGCTAAGTGCATCAGCAGTTGGATTTGCTAGAGCAAGGCGAAGGTTTTCGCTATTACCCATAGCAGCTGCGCTCAAGAGGTAGGGTCTTAGGATGCCTTCTTTCGCGTTCTTAATGTCACTCTTATACTTCTCAGGGCTGTAGTTGCTGCCAACATTGCTAAGAAGAGTTTGGTTTAAAGAGTCAAACTGCGCAGATGAATTAGCTACAGCGCCGGGTACTGCTGTATATTCATTTGTTCTAGCAAAAGATGGTACGTTTTCACCACTATAATTGAATGCCGAATAAGCAGATCCCATAGTCGAAGCAGATAGATTGTCTACAGTTTGATCTGCGCTGATCTCAAACATAAGACCATCAGCTTTTGCAGAAGCCTTAGCTCGTGCAATCTGATCTGCCTCAATAGCGTTGTAATCACTGGCCACTGAGTCTTGATGCCCGAGAACAACATTCATGTTGTCAGGTGAAACGTACTCAAGCATAGCTTCAATGTTAGCTTGCAGTGCTTTAGGAAGACCCTCAATGTTTGCATTGCCAGTTCTTACGGCAAGGGTAACTAGATTGCGCTCAGAGCTAGAAAGAGGGCGACCATTAATAGTTAGTCCATTGATATGTTCGATAGCGCCTTTAGCAATCTCAGTGCTAATCTCTATGTTCTTAACGCGATCCGAACCTCTTTTAAGGAGATTGCTATCAACAGCTTTTGTAATAACGTCAACAGACTTAGAGGCAAAGTCAGATGCTTCGCTTGCTTCACCTTCTGGGTCAGTGATTAAATACTTACCAGTCCTTGCTAAGTCGTATGCCTGAGACTTTTTATTCTCAAAGCTAGTTATTGTTGAGTCAGCAAGATCGGCTCTGGCTTTAGCCATTGCACGTTCTTTAATGTTAAGTGACGTAAGAGCTAGATACTTTGCGCCAGTGGACTCAATGAAAGCGCCGTACTGACCGCCAGCATTCTTGCTAAGATCGGCAATGTAATCCTTAAAGACATCAGCGTATGCGTCTGCATTGTATTGATATTTAAGAGAAATCTCTTGAGCCTTGACGCGCAGCTGCATATCTACTGCATCTTCAAAGCGAGCATCTACTACACGCTGATAGGAATCAGCAGCAATCTGACCAAAGCCTTCTGGAACCTTGAAGGCTTCTGGCTTGCCTGTCTCTGGGTTGATCGTAGTAAGCTGGCTTTGATCTACAGACTTAGCAAGCTCAATCCCTCTCTTCTCAGCTTCTCGCGCTGCATCTTGGAAAGCAATCCTAGCCATTGTGTCCGCTGCACCAGCAATAGCCTCACCTACTCTAGCTCCGCCTGCATCGGCACGAACAACCCCAATGGGCTTATTAAAGACCCGTGTTTGCTGACGAATAATAGCCATTACGCTTTTCCTTTTGGTGCCATTGAGCTTTTATAGTTGTCGTAACCTTCATACAAAGTTCCTGCGGCCCTATACAAAGATGCAGTCTTAGCATTCCTACCACGACGACCTTCTGCAAGAGACGCCATGTCAGCTTTAATATTAGCCCAATGCTTTTGATTCTGAGTCCGGCTAATGTCTTCGTAAGCAGTTTGTTTTTGCTTCTCAAGAAACGCTTTAATTGTCATGCTTGAGCCAATATCCCTGCCTGTAGCGGCTAAGGCTGCAATGTTTGCCTCCATTGCGGTGTCAAAGTCTCGCTTGATAGACAAGGCTACTTGGTCAGCCTCAACAGAGTTGAGCTTCTTGTCTGTCTTAATGTTAAAGGCATTAAGATCAGCTTCTTCTTTTTCAGCTTGCCCCGCAGCAGCCTGTCCTGCCGCAGATATAACGCTAAAAATTAAACCCTCGATAGCCATTACAGTACAAGCTCCGCTATTAGCCCATTAACCTGTAGTGGCAGTGGGTCTTTTTGCTCAATAGTTACTTGAGGGTCTCGGCTGTGGCCCAGAACCCTAACCTCTTTCTTACCAGTAAACGCACTGTCTGGAGAGAAAGACCTGTTGTTAATCTTAAAAGACCTAGCATCCTTTAGGTCTAGGATTACGTTGCTGATCCCACGGACATCACCAGTAACAGGTCCATTACCTGACGTAACGTCAATCGGATTGCTTACAATCTTTGCTGTAAACCTCTTGCCCACATACGCATGGGTAAACGCTGACTCGGAGTATAGACTCAAATCAACCTCTTCACTTGCGTTTACTGTAATCTCGCCAAGGTATGACTGCTTGCCATCTTTTAGCCCAATTACGTCAACAACGTCCCCGTCATTATACAGAGCACTTACATCGACAGCATTTGTGGTGACAGCACCATAAAGATAGAAGTCTAAGCCAACGTCACCTTCAAACTCGCAGAGTTGCAGCTTGTTGTTCTCGTCATACACATTAACAAACAGCCTGTTGTGCAAAGCTATTGTTCCAGCGAACCTGCCGTCAGTAGTTACTCGCGTCCACGATGCTCGCTTCTCTGCCCGGTTAGATGAGAACAAAGTCCCTTCTCCACCTTTGGATACAAAGAAAGCATATGAGTCAGATAAATCGAACGCAGAGTGTACGACAGCCATAGATTGAGGGTGGTCAATCAGATGTCCAGACAGCGTTGATACCGAGGAGGCCGTGTAAGCGTCCTCAGAGTCCGTGTAGAGATATTCCCTCACAGTATGCCCATCGTGCTGAACAAAGCATGTAGCGCCGTCTATGGAGGCCGGAGTGACAAACTCGGTGCCGTATGGTGTCTGCTTTCTGATCTGTGCGTTTGTAGGCGTGATGGCTTGATTCAAGTAAGTGGGAATATAAAGCTCACCAGAGGCCGTGAACACTTGCAAGTCCCGGTTGGAGATCATGTAACGTATCTCGTTTACTTGGCCTGTAGCAGCGGTCAGATCAAATGAGTCAGTGTCTTCCGCATCACCTACGTCGAAGTTAAAGAACTTGCCGATCTGGCTCATCCAAATTGTATCTGGCTGTGCAAGCGTTCCGCCAAACACCAATCTGTTTTCATGGAAGCAAACGGCAGCAGGATAACCACGGACAGCAGAGAACACTTGCTCATACCAGTCTGTAGTCGGCGCATGTGTTACAATCTTAACGTATCCACCGCCATCTTCAGCAGCGTTAGCCGTACCGCCAGCTGTAAACGTGTAGGTATTCTCGTCAATAATAGTGCCAACAGTTCTAACGCCATTAAGGTTGCCAGTGTTAATCCCACCAACAGCAGCAGCCTCTTCTATTGTAATAGACTCTCCACCCCCAAAGCCGTGGTCAATATGTGTAACCTCTACGCTTGAAGAGCCCTCGATTGTACGAAGCGGGTTAAGTACAGCCAGTCTGATTTTAAGTGTATCAACAACATTACCAGTCGCAGATGTTGCTGAGTTGACTGCTGTAATCTCAATCTCTGAGTCATGGTACCTAATGATTGTGCCAACGTGGCCAGCTACCCAATAGTCTGAGCTTGTGACTAAGGTAATGCCAGTGCCAGTTGTAGCAGATGGGTCTAACGTAACACCTTGCGCTTGGAAGTCGTAGTAAGGTTGATAAACCTTATGTCCATCAGGCCGAGTATCAAATGAAAACGTGCTGACATCGAAGTTAGTCAGGCTTGTTCTGGTCACAAGTCGTGGCGCAAAGAGCGGGTGACAGATGAACATAACGTCACCGTACTGAGCAACAGTGTATTGATTGATGTAGTCCTGATCGAACGGCAGGGCGGCGGAGTTCACATCTGCCGTTACCGTGTCAACAAGAGACACTGAGCCATCGTCCAGCAAGCGGAAGGCTTTAAGTTTTTGATGTTCAATCGAGATAACGTACTGCTCGTTGTCATCGAATATAAAGGATGTAAGGAAAGACTTGTTTGGAGTGTTGGCATCATACGTTAGATTGTAGTCGTGTATGTGCTTTAGCCCATGACGTTTCTTCAATGAACCTTCTGCCATCACTAGAAAATTCTCAACTCGCTGCGCAGACGAATTGAGAATTGGTGTGTCGTTACGGCTAATAAGTGAATCGCTGACTTCGCCAAACTGAAAGCTACTTATTGGTACTCTAACTTTCTGCATTAACTTCGCCTTTCAGCAATAAACCTCGATGTGTTCAGCTTGCGCGTTGTCTGCGTTTGAGAGTGCAGACGCCTAGCTTGTGTCATTTGGAAGTTAGCTTTCTGCTCCATGAGAGAAGCAAGCTGGGAATCCCGCGCAGCGGATACAGCTAGAACAGCAGCCATCATATACTCAACGGCAGTCGTAAAGTATGGAGGCCAGTCAGATTCGTCAGCACGGAACACATAGTCAGCAACAAGTGTTTCAGTGTCAGAGGAATCGCAGAATACCTTTGAGCCGTATGTGTCATACTTAATTGGGAAGTCGTTTACCGTAACGGCAATCAACATAATAGACTCAGATGGAAGTTGGTAAGCTGCGCTCCAACGCCCACTCGGGGCATCGGTTAATCTGTTAAGCACAGCTTGATCTGTAGCAAAGCGCCAACGTGAGTTAGTCAAAGCTGAACGAGCCATGTCTTCGTACATTGCGTCACAAATTGTTGCTTCCGCAGTGCCATCATCAAAAGACTGAATCACATCACCGCCGATAAGCAATGATGCGCGAGAGCAGATCTTGATGGGTGTGTTTGCTACATCTGGCATATTGAAGTCGGGGGGCCGAAACCCCCCGCCCTACTTAGTTGTTGTCGAGAACTTCGTAGATACCATCGGAGTCGATTACGACAGCGCCCATGGACATCATTGAAGTTGCAAGATGCGAAACTTTTTGCGGTACATAGTTTACCTCAGTGGTCACATCGGCGTTGATGCCGAGGCCGATTGAAGAGGTGTGGTACGCAAAGTTCTTGCCGCCAGCTACAGCAGACGTTGAGAAGATCTTGAAGCCCAAGAACTCTTTCATTGTCATGCCGCCTGCGAATGGCAGGTTCTGTGGTCCAACATAGTCGGAAGATGCGAACTCATTGATCGAGAACAAGTCAGCAAAACCAGCAGGGGACATAGCAAGATAGCGTTGGCCATCTTCCGGAATGTCGGCTGCGCCGAATGTGGAGAACAATGTGAGCAGGTCATCTTTAACCAATGCACCAGCAGTGTCAGCAATTTGAGTTGCGTTAGCACCAGCGTCCATAGCTGTGATGAGGATCTCATCAGTCTTGCGACCCAGAGCAGCAGCAGCAGATTGGGCTACAGCTTGACGCTCATTGATGTTGATCTTCAGCTCATCGAGCTTGTCGATGTACTCAGGCGCGTAGAAGTCAGCCATTGTTGCTTCTACGTTGGTGTGTACAAGTTCCATTGCAGTAACGTCACCGTTACGAGCTTTGGTGTTTGCAGCACCTTTGCCAATTTTTTGAAAACGAGCAACCGAACCAGTTACATTTGAAGAACGTACAGTGTTGCGGAGCTTGCTGCCCATACGCTGATACGCCAAATGTACTTCTGTTTCGAACTGCTTGATGAAGGCTTGGTCGATTGTATTAGCCATTTTATCAGTCCTAATATGAAGTTACGTTTCAACGGGTGTCCGCTCTTTCACGTCAGCAAGGGTATCCTTTCGGGCCTTTCAGTGCGTTACGGGCCGTAGTGCCTTATTGTAAACAATCTTTTCGTCTGGATTGCAACGCACAAAATCGACATACTTGTTTGCGTCTACTTCGTGTATCCCTACTGCCTCGAAGCCTAGCCATGCTGCCCAGTTAAGCATTCCCTCATAATCTGCTAAGATTGTCATGCTCATGTATGTTTCGCTTTTGTCAAAGAAGTTGACGAGTAGCTTTGATCCACGCGCCAT